AAAGCAAAACGTACTTTTCTACCACGAGAAAAGTACCCCAATAGTAGAAGTTCTCTATTCTGCGAAGACGAATCCCGCAGTCTTAGTTTTTATATATACATAATGAAAGACCATAAGATGAAGAAATCAAGAAGACATAAACCGAGAGATAATAAAATACATCTAGATAAACGCCGACCGGATTTTCAAATCACTCCAAATATCAACGTGAGTATCGATACCCAGAAGTTTGCTCTTGAGCAAACTTATGGGTGTATTGATACCCTAGTAGATATTATGGTCTTATTTGGATTTACAGGAAAAGCGAACCTCAAGAAGACATATGAGCATTGGGCTAAACTGGTGGTTGCGTCAGACTTTAAGTGGATGAAAGTTGCAAAATTTAAAATTGCAAGTTTCTTCTCTTATTGGTATGACCAACCCATTCCAGCTTGTCCCTATGATCAAGTGCTCTTGAATGATAACTCTCGCCATTTATTTGGTGGAAGAGTTGGAAGGTTCGTGCAAGGATACTTAATGAGGAATCAGGGACGCGATCTCGAATCGAGGATGAAGAGAGCAATATTTTGCAATACTGTGCTACAATCCAAGAAAGGGATGCCACGACCGAGTGAGGGGGAGTGCAAGGCAGAGGAAAAAACCTATGCTGACACTATGACCACGGACTACAAGGAAAATGTAGAGGTGGTTGACCTCGAAGGTTTTATGGCTCCAAAAGGGGCCGCGTGGGCTGATTGGGAAGAAGATGAGGATAATGATGACATGATTGTTGACAATGAATGGGAGGCCCTTGACTGGGAAGACGCGGAGCATGAGATTATTAGAACAGTTAAAGAACTATTTAATAATACTACATACTCCCTGTCAGACCGAATCAAGAAGCTATTCCCATCAACTTCAGCTAACTACATCAGATCGAGGAGTGACATGGGGGCCGTAGGTGAAATCCTTTCTGATCCAACACTACTTACTGACTTAAGGCGACCGGGCGGTTATCTTGTTTTAGATGACCGTGACCGACCGAGAGAAATCTGGCCTGGTCCTATGCCTCTCGAGGAAACTCGAGACGAATCGGACAGGCAAGAGAGTAAGGGGTTAAGGATGGGGAGGATAGACACTACTGATCTTGATGCCGCCTGGAGTACATTATGGTTTCGCATGTTGAAAAGAGCACAGCTCGAATCAAAACATGTTACACCGAATGCACTGCCTGAAGCATTAAAGATCAGGGTGATCACTAAGGGCGCTCCATATCGAGCAACCGTACTGAAACCGTTACAGCAGTTTATGCACTCGACACTTAGGAAGAATCCATGCTTCGCATTAATCGGAGAACCAGTCACTGCAAAATTTATTTTGGAGCGACTCGGAGCCGGATTACGCGAGGATGAATCCTTTCTGAGTGGAGACTATAAAGGTGCTACTAACAGTATTTTGAAGAAAGCTTCTAAACTGGTTGCAACAACCATTGCAGAGACAATCGGTCTCAGTAAAATAGAGACGGAATTGTTCGTGCAAGGCCTGGTTGACAACGAGTTAGAAGTTGATGGAGTGTGGAAGGAACAAACAATTGGACAGTTAATGGGGGATATCACCTCTTTTCCAGTACTGTGTATCCTAAATGCGGCAATGTCGCGTATGGCGATTGAAGCAAGTTACAAAGCAGTTAATCAACGACGAGAGGTCCTTTTGAGGGACACTCGGATGATGATTAATGGCGATGATATCTTGGTCAAAGGCCTTACGGGCTTAATGCCCGTGTGGGAACATTGCACAGGACTGGTTGGACTACAAAGTTCTATTGGAAAGACGTTCAATAGTAGAGAATTTGTGAATATTAATTCAACAAATTACCTATATTGTCCTGAAGATCCAGAAGAGTTTATAGACCAAAACAAGGATGGGGGATATTGTATAAGGAAGAATCCGTATCGTCGCACTCATATCATCAATATGGGTCTAATCTCAGGGCTCAAACGAGCCGGAGGTGGTCAACAAAACGTTGACAACTTAGATCCATTTGATAACATGGGCGCAAGGTACCGGGAACTTATCAACACTTGCCCACCTACCCTAAAGGAAGAGGTACACAGGGCGTTTATGAAATCTCACAAAGAGATTTTAAGTAAAACGACCCTACCGTACTATATTCCTGAATGGTTAGGAGGGCTAGGCTTGACAGGTCTCAAGGAACCTAGTGAAACCGATCGGAGGATCGCGGGGACGATTCTATCTCAGAATGGTCACCCCGATCATACACCTAAAAACTTATCTAATCTAACGGTAGGTGGTTGGAAATCCTGGGAGCTCGCTTCTAAGTCTCTTCCACGGCCGTACAAATCTGTTGACAAAAAATCAACAGGTGTACAGCAGTGGAAGAGCATTATGACAGCTCAGGTAATCAACCAGCTATTTAACAGTAATGTGGGTTTGGGCGAGTTCTTTTCAAGACTCGAAGCGGACCGCAGTTGGGGCTATTTCAAACAAATGAATGAAAGGCTCTGGCGGACGTCATCATACACAAAACTCGCCCGGCCGATTACCGATCTCTCAAATGAATCATTCGATTCATTTGTAGATTATGGTAGTCGGCGGGGACAATTGCGTGCCGTGAATGACTTAAAGCGATTTGAAGGTAAGATTCCCACGAAGGAGGATGTCACTCGAATGCAGGAGGAAGACGTAAAAAACGAATTCCTAATCACTGCAATCGAGAAACAATACATCCGACAACGTGAGAGAAAATTACAAAATCAAATCAACTTTCGCTACAAATACCTAAACGCACTAGATTAACAACACATACAACATACAAATAATACTAACACTACACACATAACACACACTAAGACAGAGAACTAACTACTTTTCTGTTTCCATATAATTAAAGAACTAAATCATAATTCATTAAAAATATAAAAACAAAAATCCCAGGGGGGAATGTTTCGAAACGACAGAGTCACATCTCAACAGTTTTCAAGGCTTCACGGATACGTGTAAGCCTCTCAACTTCCCGCGCAGGAGCCTACACCACCTTAGGGTGTTG